CGTCCATTGCCGTAGGGTACACCCGCCACTTCAAAGCTGTCCTCCAGCAGCGTCATGCTGCGCTGCATCAGCTTATTGTGGTGCTTTTGCAGCTGTTCTTCGTCCATTTCACTGGTGTCTTTCCGGAACTCCGCAAAAAACTTCTGCACATCTCCGGCCAGATCATTCACCACGCTGATGCTTGCTGCACTCAGCACGTCGTAATCCTTGCCGTTCACAGCATTGTCGATCAGGCTGTATAACTCACTTCCGTACAAAAAGTTTCCCGCAAAACTTTCTGTGTACAGGCTTGCAAACCGTTTCCACATGCTCTTCACGGTCACATCGCCGTTTTCGTCCTGCTCCCGGTCCCACCGGTGCAAAAGGAAATCTGCGCCGATCTTCATGATCGCAAACACCGCCGTCTGTGCCGCCTGGCTCACAACAGCCCGGTTTCGCTGTGTTTTTGCCCTCTGCAATTCTGCTTTGTTTTCATCGCTCTGGTTCTGCCGGTAGCGTTCCGCCTGTGCCCTGTAATCGCCAATGGCATCCGTCAAAACGCCGTAGTTCTGGAAGCGTTGGGTGGTGAACATGGTCAGCTGCTTCAGCATTTCGTTAGGGTTGCGCTGAATGCCCGCCCGCTGCATCACGGTGTAGTTGGGCTGTGTCTGCTCGATCACCTTCTGATAGGTGCGGTTCACCGCTTCCCAATAGGCCGGGCTGCCTGTCACCTCCGCGCCTTCAAACTCGGCCGTGTGGTGCTGCACGTATCGCTTGCTGCCTTCCCACAGGGCTGCTACCGTCACTTCGTCCATCCCGTTGATCCAGCCGGTCAGCCAGTTCGGCAGCTTGTCCATGCCCTTTTCCGCCAATGTTTCCTGCTTTCCAATGCTGGCAAGCTCGCCGTTCTGGCTGCCGCGCTTGCGCCAGTCCAGCAGCACGTCTCCGTGTTCTTTGATCTCCGTTTCCAGCGCTGTCCGCGCCTTGGGCGAAAGGTTTTTCACAAAGGGTACCACTGCCGCCATGGTGTCGCCGCCCAGTACGGCCGCTGCTGTGGGCAGGCTTGCCGCCTGCGCAATGGCAACGCCCGGGTTCAGCGTCAGCACTGCGCCTGCATAGTTTCCGCGCAGGTTTCCCAGTACTTTGTTAAAGGTGCTGGGCCGCTTGCGCTGGGTAGTCTGCAGGTCGGTCAGCAGGTCATCGATGTAGCTCACCGCATCCTTGCCCCACTGTTCCTTGATGATGCCGTTCTTCAGGTTTGCAAGCCCTTCCCGCGTCTCCACGCCGCTGTTCAGGATCTTCTGCACGTCCCGGATAGGTGCCGCAAGCCCTGCATACGCTGCCGTATCCCGCAGGCTGCGCTGCACTACGTTCGCGCATTCTTCCAGCAAAATGGGCTGTCCACTCTTCACGCGGTTCTTCAGGAAACCGCGTCCCTCAATGGTGGCATCCAGATTCAGGCCGTCGATCTGGGTCGCCAGCACCGATTTATCCACCGCAATGGGGTAGTAGTTTTTCACGGTTGCCCGCTGGTAGCCCACCAGTTGCAGGCTCGTCTCGTTGATGAGCTTTGTGGTGTAGTTGTCGAAGAACTCCTTCATGTCCGCGCACCATGCCCTGTCATAGTCGGTCATGGCCGCTTCCACCGTCTGCAGGATGCTGTCCACTGTCGGGGTCCCGTCCGCATCCGTCAGCATTCCCAGATGTACGGTCTGTCCCTTCTGGTAAGCCTGCTCGATGTCGCCCTTGTTGTACAGCTTTGCATCCGGGATCACAAGTCCGCCGTTCATCAGGTGGTTCAGGCTGTCGGTGTTGTGCAGGTGCATGTACAAACTGCACAGCTGTGCATGGGTCAGTTCGGCTTTCTTTCCCTTCACATCGGTCAGGCCCACGTCCGCAAGGTCTGCGCCCGGGCCTGCAAAGTTCTGCATCTCCTTCACATGCTCTTTTCCGGTCACGTTGGCAAACAGCTTTTCGCCTTCCACGGTGATCTTCGTCTGCCGGTACTGGCCGTCGTTCAGCATGTTCGCCATCTTTTCCATCTGGCCGTTCTTCGCGTAGCCGCCCAGCATACGGAACACCCGCTCCGCGCCCAGCATGTCCAGCTGATACTTTGTCAGCAGATTGTGCATGCCGTCCAGCTTTCCGCCGGGGTGGTTGCCCTTGCTGGCATTCACCTCGCTGGCTGCGCCTTCTGCGATTGCGCTCACTTCCTCGGCCTTTGCAAGGCTCACCGTCTTGTTTGCATTGCGGATCACATGCAGCGTCGAGCTGGTAATAGCCTTCAGCATCCGCATCTGATCCACCGTCATGGGCAGATAGGTGCGGTTCTCCGTCTCCCGGATGCGTTTGCGCAGCCGTTCCTGCAGTGCCCATGCTTTCTCGCTGTCCGGTAAAGCTTCTGCCTCGGCCAGCTGTTCGTGCAGTTTGGTCAGCTTTGCATCCTTCGTTGCCTGCAGGTCGTCCCGCAGCGTCTGGATCAGGGTATCCACGCCGGTCTGCTTCCATTCTTCGGTCATGGCGTTGGGGCTGCTCTCGCTGCCCGCGCTTTGCCGGATCCGATCCTGCAGCCTCGTCAGCTGGTTCACGGCCCGTTCGTTCAGAATGGTCATGTCCGCCAGCTTTGCCACCTGTGCTGCCGCATCGATCAGCCCCGGCTGCACATACTTGTCCTTGCTTGGCCGCAGCAGCATCTGGTTCAGCTGTGCCGCGTTCTGCCGGATGCTGCGTTTCAGCTCATCCATCTTCCGTGCATCCCGCGCCCGCTGCACTCGCTTTTCCGCTACTGTCTTCGCAACGGCAATGTCTTCGTCCCGCTGCTGCCGGGCTGTTTCAATGGCAAGGGCATTCCGCTGCGCCTGTTTCTGCTCCCATGCGGCCCGCTTGCGTTCGTTGTCTGCCTCCCATTCCATGATCTCATTTTCCTGCACGATCAGGCTGTATTCCGCCTTGTCCGCGCGCCGCTGCTCCTGCCGCAGCTGCCACGCCAGTTCGTTTTTCTCGCTGCGCAGTTTCTGCATTTCCAGCTTTGCCTCGTCCAGCATTTCCTGCCGTTCGGCCTTCAGGCGTTTCACTTCCTGCTTCATTTCCCGTTCATAGCTTTCCCGCAGCACCGTCAGCTTTTCGTTCAGGTTGCCCACATTGGAAACATCCACACCAAAAGTTTCAAGGTTCTGGTCCAGCATCTTTTCCGCTCTTGCGTTCTGCCGCTGCAGTTCGGTCATCTGCTGTACTTCGGCGTTCCGGTCTGCAGTGCGCCGGTTTTCCTGCATTCTGCGGCCAAACTCCCGCTGCTGTGCTTTCTGTACGCCGCGCAGTTCCTTCGTTACCTCTGCGGCACGTTCTTTGCTGCCTGCTGCGGCTCTTGCCACATCCATATTGTGTCGCTGGATGCCCTCAAAAATAGCCTGTGCGTCGGTCATCTCCGGTGTCGCCATAATGTCACCGATGATCCGGCCCGCCAGTTCGATCTTTGCATCCTCATACTCTGCATCGTCTGCAAACCGGCTCATCGTCGCAGGCTTGATGGCATCGTGCAGGTTCATCAGCACATTCAGCCACTCGGTGCTTTCCATGCTCATTGCACCGTCCACACCCGCCTGCTGCGCTGCAGCTTTCCACAATGCCTTTGCGCCGTCGCTGGTGCCGCCCACAGCGCGGTTGTCGTTGATCACGCTTTCGTACTGCTGTGCCGGGTTTCCGTCCCGCACGCCGTCGACCTGCCGCAGGCTCACGCCGTGCTTCCGTGCCTCGGCCACCGCTGCGCTCCAGCTGCCGTAGGCTTTCACCAGTTCTGCCTTTGCCTGTCCGCTTCGGTTCACGGTATATTCCAGCTTGTGCAGTTCCGGGTATTCGTCCCACAGCTCACTGTTGCGGTAAACTGCCCCGTCCAGAATTTCTCCCGCCAGCGTTTCGGCCAGCGCATTGGCTTTTTCCATGTTCGCACCGTCGGCCTTCAGGTAGTCCACCAGTACTTCGGTCTCCCGCGCAAGCTTTGCCCGGTCCACCTTACTGCCGTTCGCCTTTGCCCAGCGGCTGGCCAGTCCTTCAATGGCCGTCCGGCTCACCTTCACACCCCGTGTCAGCCCAAAGAACTGGCTCAGGGTGTCCAGTGCTGCAGCCTTGTCCGCAATGGTGCGGCTTGCCATCTGCTGGTCGTTCTTCTTCGCATCCCGGCTGGCCTGCTCTGCCAGCTGGAAGCGCACATTCGGCACCTCATTCATCAGTTTCGTACGCTCTGCGTCGTCTCCGGCTTTGTACAGCTCCACCGGCACGCCCGCATCCTTCAACTGCGCGATCAGGCTCTTGCTGGTATTGTCCGGCAAAATTGCCGCCCGCACCTCGTCAAAGTCAACTGCCCGCTGTGGCTTTGCTTCAAAGTACCCTGTCGGGATCTGTGCCACGTCGTTGTACAGGTTCAGGATCACCTGCGCCGTATCCTTGCTGATGCTGTAACCCTCTTTTGCAAAGGCTTTTGCAATGGCTGTACTGGTTCGCTTGCCCTGCGCCGCCTGCAAAAGAACCTCGCCAATGATCTCCCGTTCCTCGTAGCTGCTGCTTGTATGTGGTGTAGTCTCCCGCCGCAACCGGGCCACAACGTCTTCAATTTGGCCGTCCGCTTTTTCCAGCAGCGTTTTGTATTCCTCCTCCGGTATCTGCTGCAGCCGGTCTTTGTCCGCCCGCACATCATCCAGTGTTTCATATTCTGCCGTTGCTGTGCTCATCAGGGTGTTGGCCGAAAGCCCCCATGCGCCCTTTCCGCGTGCATCCTCCTGATTCATGGCGTTCACAAGGTTTTCCAGTGTGTAGGGGTTGTGCAGCTGAGCGAAACTACGCCGGTTTCCGTTACGGGTAAAAACTTCCTTACCGTTGTAAATGCCTTTCTTTCCCAGAATTTTTTCAATCCTGGGCAGCAGCCATTTTTCCACGTCTGCATCTGGCGCTTTTTCCTGCAGGGTCTGCCGCATGGCATCCGTGTCCTGCACCATTTTTCCACCCGTATCTTCCGTCGTTGCATACTCATAGGCATTTTCCAGCCGGACACGCAGCATTGGTGCTATCAGCTTTGCTGCCTTCTTTTCGGCCTTTTCCGCATCCCAGCCCAGTTCCTGCATGGCCCAGTTCTTTTCTGCACTCCGCACTTCTTCCAGCACCGCATTGGCCATGTCATGGTTTCCATTCGCCCTGTCCGTCTCGATGATCTCCTGCAGGTTCTCCTTACCGCCAACAGCTTCCATCACCTTCTCGTATCGGCTGATCTGCGATTCCGTGAATTTCTGTTCCTGTTTCATCACAACATCCACGTTTTCGCCCCGGTCCGCCAGATACGCCGCCTTTGCAGCATCGTTATGGGCAAGCTGTTCGGCCAGCTGCTGCGGGCTTTTGTCAGAAGCTTCCATGTCCAGTGTTCCGCTCAGCACGTTTCCCCGGGCAAATTCCCCATCTGCGGTCTGTCGGCTCAGCTGCGCAAGATAGGTGTTCAGCTCTCTTGCCTTATCCGCTTTCACCTCATATTCCACGTTCGGCCTTGTCGGTGTCCATGCGTCCGAGCCGTAAATACGGTTTGCGCTGTTGGCCATAGGGTCAATGGTTTCGCTGCCGAACACCAGCGAGATCGGGCCATACTTTGTGTGGCCTTCCTGCGCCTTCACCACCGCAATGGACGGCGACGGCATACCGCCCAGTTCCAGTGCTTCCTGCAGGTTCTGTTCGGTCAGGTTGTGCACGGCCACAAGGTCTTTCTGTGTGTCAACTTCCACCGGTGCTGCCAGCTGCAGGCGGATATTTTTCTTCAACGTCCCGTCATTTCCCTTGTTTTCAGCGGCTTCCTGTGCTATACTTTGGTTAGAGATCTTCGACCCGCTGCTCCCCGAATCTTCGGATTTCATGCGGGCTTTGCCGAAGGTCTCCGTAGAGCTCTCCGGCAATCTACTCCTTGAATCTTCGGATTCTACGTGGGTACCACCGGAGGGCTTTATTTTTGTTTCTTTGATATTGACAATATCATAAAAAATTTCTCGTGTATCCGGTTTGATGGCTGTCAGTACATCTGCCTCATACGCGTTTTCGCCCACGCGGATTTTAATTCTTCCGCGGTTGAAAGCTTCCGCATTTTTGTGATTTGCGGGCTCGCGGTACACTTCATCCGCAGTTGCAATGATTTCATCAAGATTGGCAGCCATGCGCATCTTGTCCGCATACGCTGTGGCATTTTCCCACTGTAATGCCTTTGAATACTTCGACCAGACAAACTCATTGCGTCCATCTTTGCTGTTCAGAATTGTCCAGCCGTTTCTTACAAAGCCATCCGGGAAACGCTCTCTGATTGCCTGCTTGACTACCGATTTCCAGTTTTCCTGCGGGATTCCTTTCAGAATATCCTCGTCGATCTGAATGTAAGGTTCTCCCTCAGCATCTTTCTTGATTTCAAACCTTGTCCCTTCCGCCGCGCCCTTATTCTCAAGGGCTGCGGCGTTTTCTTTTGCGGCGCGCAGGCTGTCCATAGCCCTCTCCGCGTGGGCAAAGTATTCGTCCTGCAGCACCCGCTTTTCTGCCGCCGCAAGGCGCTGTGCTTTCAGGGCGGCTTTGTTCTCCGGGTCTCTTGCCAGCACTTCCTTTGCGCGGCTCACGATGTCGCTCAAAAGCTCCTTCACCTTGGTCATCACCTTGTGGATGCCGCCTGCCTTGCCTGCGTTCTTTTCAGCCTGCCCGCGCTGGAACTCCACCCAGCGCTTAAAGCTTGCTTCATCGCTGAAGATTCCGCGCCATGCGTCCGCCACAAGTTCTTCTGCAGCTTCCTCGTAGCTCAGCCCCTGCTGTGCATAGTCGGAAAGCTTCCCCCGGATCATCTCGTCAATGCCTTCAAATCCCTCGCTCTTTGCCAGAAATTCCAGTGCATGCTGCTGCAGTGCCTGCGCACCCTCTGCATCCAGTGAGTTGTACCAGTGGTAGTCCTCGTGCAGGATTGTGCCAAACACATCCTCTGCCCGGTCGTTGAAGAAAATGCGCGCCGTCTCGGTGTCCACATAAGCCCTCACCCGGTCGCTGCCTTGCAGCACCGTTTTCAGCACCGCATCCGTGTTCGTGGCCTTCGCATTCAGTTCGATCAGCTGCGTGCCCACCTCGTTTGCCGTGCGCATCGTTCCCTTATACAACACCCGGCCGCTGCCGCTGGTGCTTTCCGCCGTCAGCCTTCCGCCAAGGCTTGCGCGCTGCATGTTTCCGGCTTCCAGTTCCCCGTGTCCCTGCAGCCATGCCAGCTGCAGCGCTTCCCGTCCGCCGTCCTGTGCCAGCACGTAATCGGTGTTCACAGCAAGGCCGCTCATGCCCTGCGCCAGCTCCATAGCCTTGTCAAAGGTGGTCACATCTTCCATCTGTCCCA